ACTTCCCTGATAACCTAGTTATAGTGCTCTAAAAATATGTAGACTTGTAGGGTTTGCGGTAAGTCATTCACCCCCGTTAGAAAGGAGGGTGTAAACCTCTGCTGTTCTTACCGCTGTGCCGGGATACTCAGATCCAGGAAATCCAACCCAAATCTTAAAGAGGGCTACTTTGGGGTTATAGATACCAAAGATAAGGCGTATTGGCTCGGATTCATCCTCGCAGATGGGAATATCTGTGAGAGTGATAAGCATGACAAGAGAAGGGTATCTGGTGGGACCTCATTGAAATTCAGTCTGTACATAAGCGTAAAGGATGAAGAACACTTGGATTCATTCATCACCACTATAGGAGCTAACCTAGATGAGAAGAAACGAAGGGTCCTAGGGAAGTACAAGAGTCCTGTAGTTGGGATATCGATATGCAACAGAATATTTTGTGAAAACCTTGTCTTGGCTGGTTGTTTTCCAGCCAAGACAAAACGACTTAGGTTCCCAAAGTTACTAGAGGTTAACCTCCAACTAGCTATGCTACTTGGATACTTCGATGGGGATGGGACTCTATGTGGGCCACAGCATACTAGTCCTGTTGTAACATGCGGAAGCTATGAATTCTTAGAAGATGTTATAGAGGTGTTCAAAATCCAGAGTAAGCTTAGGGATCTTAAAAGCTATTGGCGGTTATGCTTAGGGGTTGATCTTTTAAGAAGAATGACCAGTAACTACCACGGGGGTTTGCTCAGGAAGAGAATGCCTCAGGAAACTCCTCTAATATCAGCTTCTTAAAATCGTCACTCTCTGCGGCAAAGATAGCCCTGATCACATCAAAACGATTCTCAAAATCAAGTCTTATCATGGCAAGACGTCGTTTCCAGTGATCATTGAAGTCATAAGAATCTGGGAATTCACTACAAATCATCTTGGCTGTCATCCGACGAGCATCAGCCGTACCATCTCGTTCAATGTGGGATGGATGCTCTTCTGAGTCCTCCTGACTTGGAGGGGCCGCCTTCTCAGGTTGAGCAACGGGAGTAGTACTCGGGAAAGCCTTCTTCGGACCATTAGTATTCCTGAAAGTCATCCCTTCAGCGTGCACAACAGATTGCTGAGGGGGGGCTTCTGAACCGGAAGCATCGAACACTGCGGTCCCGCCGCCAGTAGTTACCCCAGCAGTGATTCCCTCGGTAGTCTTAGACTGAACAGTAGAAGCTATTCTAGCCACCTGACGTGGCTCAGAAGCTACCATTGTTTTGGTTTTCGGCTCTTGACGCTTAGCCTGAGATTGGTTGTTAGCGGCTAAGTTAGTGGTCTGAGCTGGAGGGGGTACATACCCAACAGTCCTAGTTAGGACATCGGCTTTCCTAGCCTCTTTAGCTGTCTGGTGAGCTTCTCTCTCCTCTTCACTCATTGCAGCCAGAAGCTGTTCTTCTGTAATACCCTGACCTGGCTGAATCCTAACTTGATTTGCCTGGCTAATAGCAGCGCCAACAGTGTTAGGAGTTACCTGAAGAGCTGACTTGGCCGGCGTCTGAAGGATTCGATTGACCTCGACTCCAAATTCAGAACCTCCTACATCTGGGGCATTACCGCGAGCTACAAAAGCTCCTGCCCTACCTTGTTGAGCTCTTGCCTGGGTTGTCTGTTGTTGAGCTGCAGCAGTCCTCTCCCCACGGCTCATAATTACGCGTTCATCAGATTCAACAACAGCAGCCGCAACTCTCTTTGGAGGGGCCAGCGGATTCTGACCTAGGTCGTTAGCAGGTCTGAATCCTATATTGGCGGAGATGTTTGGCGAGATCTCTGCCTCAGGATCGTACTGATCCTCTGGCACCATCCAACCAAGTTTGACAGCTCCACGAAGCGTCGGTAAAATCAAACGGGTGCCATTAAGTTCAGCGTTGGTACCATCAAACAGGATCTCCATCCCATCTAGTACCTTTTGCCCCGAATTACCAAGCTCAAAGCTCTTGGTAGTTATGTACTTTTCCATCTGACCTGGTCTGTATCTAATTTGATCGGTAGTCATCTTGTAGAGCCTCCGGGCTCATAGGGGTGCTATACAAGTTGATTATCGATCGGGCACCGCGGGCAGGATACCAGTGGGTCTGCCCGCGGTCACCGTTAGCAGGAATCTTATTCCTTTGCGGCTTTCTTAGACGCCTTCTTGGCAGTAGCTGGCTTCTCGACAGGAATAATCACGCCAGTATCGACCTTGATTGCCTTCAAGAAACGAGCCTTGAGCTTCTTCGAAGCAGGCTTCGCCGGTACGGTCATGGTAGCACCAGTTGACGGGTTACGCGCGGTACGGGCTGCCTTGGGGCCAACCTTTACCAACACGAACTTGACTACACCCGGAATCACGAACTTCTGTTCCTTCTTCAGGGTCTTGCCGGCAACAGTAACCAAAGCACCCAAGAACGCACGGACGTGAGTCTTGGTGGTGTTTTCCATTTCGGCAGAGATGGCATTGATGAGCTGAGTTTTCGTCATGATTATTATTTCCTTCTGATTTGTTAGGATCTGAAGGCACACTCTACGTGGGCCTTTGACTTACCCAGATATCTACTCGAGCTAGCAGCAATTTCTGATTCAAGAGGTGTAGGTTAACCCTCTTACTCAGATGTCACTTGCTCTCGAGTGTCTGAACTGGGCCACATAGAGGCGAGGTCTGGATTTTGCTCATCGCAAACCGTCTTCATCGCCTGCTCCGCATATGTACTCTCTTCTAGTCTAAGCAGCAAGAAGTTTTGTATAGCTGACTGCACTTGTTTGAAGACCTGGCTGAAGGCCTCCACTTCTGTACTTCCACTACCCCTATACTCTTGCTTGAACTCTAAGTTTGCCCCTTCTTCACTCACGCTCTTGGTACCTACTAATGAAACGTGAAGGCTCCAATCACCATCTAACATCCCTGGCAAATCCGATGGGGTATGCTCAAAGGACATTGACACTTTGGTTATCGATTGGGGATCAATCGATTTCCCAAGTAGATGGAGAGCTGATGCCAAGGAACTGAAAGCACTCATGCCCACGAAGTACACCGGAGGTTGGGGTAACTTTAGGTGGATTCGACGTGGTAGCTAAAAAAGTTCCCTGAAGGTTCGTGGGCTTGCGACGAGTCAGGAAAAAGACTGGTCAGGTGGTCTGGCTAGTTGATCAAATTCTTCTGTAACATCCGGTCAACGCACGCGTGGTCTTCGAAATTGTCTCAATCCCCAACCTATGACGAAGTTTCCGGATAGCTACCTTGGACACGCTGTACATCTTCGCAATCTGGTCATCACTATTATGAAGGTATAGATCTGCAAGGGTCTCCTTGGTCAACGAATCCAAAGAAAGGCTCCCAGAGGCTTTGGCACTTCTCTGAGTGAAACTGATCGTAGAGATCCCCCATCGCTTTCGTTGTTGAGAGATCAAAACATCCGAGGTTCCAAAACGTTTACCTATTTCTGCATCAGTCAGGAGTTCAACCTCGTACAACTCTCTCAAAGCTGCCTCAGTCAAACCAGAAACCTTGGTATCACAGGTCTCTTTCTTATCGGGACCCTTTGGTAGTGGGTAACAAGGAACCGAACATACCCCGCCACCCTTCAGAAAGACTAAAATAGGTTCCATTCTATGACGACTACCGAATGAGCCCAACTTCATCTCAAGAGTCCCCTCATGTACAAACCCGCACAGCTCTGCCAGTCTAATCGACTCACTAACCAAAGGCAGTTGGAATCCTTCAATTTGAATGTCAGCCACGTTAAGTAACAGTCTTCCACCCGGTACCAGACTGTTGAAGGACTTAGCTAGTAATACAGAAAGGAATCGACTCAACCATAGATCCCAAGTTGGGTAGCGAACCCAACTCTGAGATGGATCATTGGAGTATCGTTCAACAGAGAAGTACGGAGGGCTGGTAATAACCAAATCAGCCTGAAGATCACCAAAGTCTACCTCCTCAATTGGTTGGTTGAAGAAGGTTAGGTTGACTTTTAGTAAGTCCTGCAATTTTTGAAAAGCCTCACCAGCCTTCGGGTGAGGGTCAACCCCGATATATCGGCGACCCGCTGCCAGAGTTCCGACAGCTCTACCCCCATACCCAGCACAAGGATCCAACACTAAACCACCAACCGGGGTGAAATCCTCTACCAACCTCTTCGCAATAGCTGGTCTAAAGTTGGAAGGGGTGCGTACTATAGCTCGAAGTGCTCGAAATACATTCATTGGGTACAGCGGGTCACCTACTTTCAATTGGAACTCTACAGCCCTTCGAATCAAGACGGGATTAAACCAGGCCCTAGTAAGAGAGGGTTGCTGTCCGTTGGTAGCTTCAAATCTGTATGGAAAGGCTGCCTGACACACTGCTAAACCCACTCGACCACCACCCTCAATCACTCCATCACTTACCTTTGCCAACGTTCTATGGCGAAGGTTGTTGAAATCCTTAACAATCTCATCGTCAGAAGGCGGCTTTGGTAATTTGAGTGAGGTTAGCAACTCAACCAATGGTTCACCTTGCAACCCAGAAGCTATGATCCCTTTGGCTTCTTCCCAGGTAGGGACGTACTTAGAGGTATCAATTACAAGACCCTCTTTCTTAACTAGCCTACGAATTGTATCGACTGAAGACCCTGTTGCCTGGGAAATCCACTCTATGGATCGGCCTTGCTCAACATATTCGCCAAGTTGATCCCTTAGTACCTCAATTGAAGATAAGCCTCGAGCCCTTGGTACTAGTTCCAATTTATAGCCCATCGAAGCGGGGACATAAGGGCCTACCAAGTCCAAGAACCTGGTAAGGCTCTCACGATCGTGTAGCCATATATCAGCATCCGGAATCGAATAGATTACAGGTACAAGCCCGAATCGCCTCAAGAGTTTGAGTTGTATTTGTTGATCCTCTGGCCTAGGTGAAACAGAGAACCGCACATACCCGTTAGAGGTTTTTGATCCATCATCCAAAAACCAAATAGCCAAAGAGAAGGCATCGAACTCAGAAAGGTCTAGCTTGGAGAATGATTTGTTTCCTGATCTGTCAGGGTATGCTTGGACCCAATAGGGGTATAGTTCCCTTGAACTATGCAGGGTCAGGCGTGAGCCAGTATAAGTAAGCCCATTCTTTACAGACTTTACTGGTTTGACTGAGCAGAGATGATCGCCCCAAAGACCTGCCTTCCAAGAGATATAACCATACTGTTGATCCGAGTGGTATTCACAGAGGCTAGCTGTACAATCACTGCGAGAGGTGAGCCCCGCATCTCCTAGTATAGAACCCAAAAGGAGGGCTTTCTGTAATTGAGTCAGGGGTGGCAACTTCAAACGATCCGACTTTTGAATTGTCTGAATCTGATACTTCATTCTTCGTAGGCTCACCTGCCTCTGACTCAATCCATACAACAAACCAATCTTGGTCTCGGATAACCCGTCTTCCAAGTATAACTTACTGAGTTCAGCTTCGGTGATGTCTGTCATACCGAAGAGTATAGCACAGGGTGTTTAGGTTGCACTAGAAAAGTAACTTCGGTAGCTTCCCAATAGGTAGGCCAATAGGGAAGCTACCGAAGTTCTAGGCTAACCTAGGGTCAACAGGGTAGTGGGTACTTCAATAACCTAAGTTATTGAAGTACCCTGAATCTACAAAAAGGAAAAGCCGGGTCCCTTTCGGGTACCCGGCTTCCTAACCAAGCCTAATTAGGCTCAGACTCGCGTTACCAGCAACCTGGTGAGACCGCGGGGGTTGAATGCCCCAATCCCGACGTTTTCAAAACAAGAAAATCCTATTGTCCTTGCCTTGGGATCATCTGCACTCAAAACCGTGAGCTCTGTACGTACGGGGAACCTACCGAAGTTCTCTGGCTCCGCCGCGATGTACACGAAGCCGGCGGGTACCAACCTCGAGGTGATGATCTGAGCTCCCCAGAGGTTCGCTTGCAGACCGGTCTTGAGCAGAACGGCTTGGCTCTCGATGTCCAGAATGTCACGGCCGAACTTACGGATATCCGCATAGTCGGTAGCATTCATGTAGATACGAGCTACACGAAGGTCATGACGCTCTACCTCTGCAAAGGCATCCGCTAGGACGCTCGGAGAGATTGGGGCCACAACGTTGATGTCAGGGTTGGTCTGGGGAAGAGT